GCTTGTAGAGATGGTGTTGTAGGTGTACCAGGCAGCGGTCTGGTTCCCGAAGTCGTGCTCTAGGCGGGATGTCCAGCCGGTGGAAGGCGTAATGCCGGTCGCGGCGTTCTGCCCACTGTGCCCTGCGAGCGAGACGAAACAGGTCTTCCCGCCAAGCGCAAGCGTACTGGCAGGATTGGCCAGGGAGTCACTTCCGATGGAGATGTCTGCGGCGAACCAGCACGTGTCCGTGGCGGCGGTGACGGTGATGGCGGCGGCTCGCTTCGCAACCGCATCTGCAACGGTAACGGAAACGGTTTGTGCGCCAGCAGGGATATTCCTTCCAAGAAAGTATGTAACGACTGTTCCCGCCTCGCCGCTCGCCTTCGCATTGACGGCCACCAGCTCCAGAGCCACACCGCCATAGGTGCAAGCGGATATGCCATTGGTTCCTCCGTTCTCGACAATATCGACACGCACCCCTTTCGGCGTCCCGACAGGGGTGTGCGTCCAGGACAGCGTCCCGGTTCCTTCGGCGACGGACGAGAAGGCGTCAAAGGCGACAGCCACCGGTTAGCTCGTTTCTTCCACGATGTTGACGCGCACCAGGTTCGTGCTGGCTTCGGACATGCCGACCGCCGATGAGTCCGAGCCGGAACCCGGACCGCTCGCCGACGCTTCCTTAAACGAGGCGGCGTTGGCGGCCCAGTCCATCGAGTCGGCAGCGGTACAATCGGCGTTGAAGGTACCCGACGCGTCGGTACGAGACGCGGCGAAGATGTTATTGTCTAGGTCCTCGCTCCATGAACCGCTTGCAAGGTAGCTGGTCGCGAAGTACTCGCCGACACCCATGAACGAGGCTGTCGCTGTCGTCGTGACTAGCGATCCGGCGTTGACCGCCGTCCCCGTCCCGGATGTTTGTACCGAGGTGTCAACCCCGAGCTCGCCCGTACCGGACGACACACCCCAGACCGCCATACGACTGAACGCCCGCGCCGCCCCGAACGTCAATGTCACCGTATGGCTTGCGCCAGCCGTACCGATTTTGACCCACAACATTCGCGTGTGCAGGTCGTTGTTCGCGTGGTCAACGATGGTGAGACCGTTGTAGGCACCGGACCCCTTGTTGTCCGCCCCTGTGATCGTCGTTGAGGCGCCTTCGTGCTTGACGAAGGCGACGATGTGCGTATAGCCCGTCGAGTTGACGGTGCAGGCAATGCTTCCACCGGACGCATCTTGGATCGTGCTGCCCAGAAAGGCTTTTGAGAGCGCCATTAGAATCCCCCTTGACTGATATACACACCGGTTGGCCCAGCGGGCGGCGTCGTGTCCCCGCTGCCGCTGCCGAACTCTAGCGCTCCGCGCGTCCACGTCGTCCGAGTCGTCCCGAACATATCGACATTGTAGGGCGCACCGAGATTGGTGCCTGTCGTCGTGTTGGCGGTCAGTGTAAAGTCTTCGCCGGACAAGTTGGTAAACGGATTGCCGGCACCAGCTTGGTCGTTGTTCTCGGCGGCAATATTGGCGCAGTCGGCTGACGGGTTGCACCAGTCGAAGTCTTTGGTGAAGCCGGTGCTGTACCCGTAGTCGTAGCCCGTTGTCGTGTAGAAGAGATTGTTCTTCCCTTGGCAGCCGGTACAGTTTTCCAGCACAAACGTTCCCGACCCCATGCCGTACATGTTAACCAGGGTGTTGTTGTAGATCAGGACGTTGGACGAACTCTGCCCGTGCCCGACGTTCGTACAGATAATGCAGTCGTTCAGGAACCAGGCCGACGAGGAGTTGTAGAAGATGTTGCCGTAGATGAACCAATTCGTAATCGGGTCCGTGTCGCCGGACGTGGTCGCAACGAGATGCCCCGTACCGGCCACATCCTTAAAGTAGTTCCATCGCACGGTCAGATTCGTACAGTTGCCGGAGCAGGCCAGCACTTCCTTGCGGTTGATCGTCTGAAAGGCCGAATACTGAATTGTCACCGTGTCCCAGGATACGCCGCGCATCGCGGCGAACGAATCGGTGTCGTGAAAGTACACGTAGCTGAATGACGAGTTGGTCAATCCGATGGCATAGACAATAGCCGGACACTGGCCGGGCGAGTCGCAGATATTGCTGCCGTTGAAGTTGGTCCGCCCCGCCGCCACGTGAGCAATCGTAATGCCTGTGCGTGTTTGGCCGAACTGGTTGTTGAGGAAGAGCAGCGTCGTCGTTCCGGACCCGTTGTTGATCGCCGCTTGCAGCTTGAACCCGTGTCCGCTCGTCCAGGAACCAGGCCCGCCGCCGACTTGTCCGTCTAACGTCCAATAGTTCGTGGAGAAGTCCAGGCAATCGGCGCCGCTGGAGGAAAAGGTGGCTTGCCCATCCCCAAAGGTGTCACTCCACCCAGTGGATGTCCCGTGATCGGCTACGATGGCCTTCTTGATGGTCACCGGCGTCGTTCCGCTGACCGCCGTACTGAAGGTGCGGCAGGCGTAGGTCCCATCCGCGACGTAGTACGTATCTCCGCGTGTCTGTGTGTTGCAGGACCCGGAGAAATCTGTGCAGGCGTTAGTCCAATCGTTGCCAGTCCCCGTTCCGGTCGCGCCTTGCCGAATGTAGTGATTCGCTGCCAGGACATCCGTACATAGCAGTACTATCGCCAGGATCAGGCTGTATCGCATAGACCTCCTCATGCCGTTTGCTTCAAGACTCGCGTCTTCGGCACACTGACTGTCGCCGAGACTTCACCGGAAAACGTGCTCTCGTTACCGATAGCGTCGTAGGCCGTCACACCGAAGTAGTACGTGAGGCCGTCCGCCAATCCGCTAATGACCGTGCTCGGCACCCCGGTTGACCCATCGCCGGCCAGGCCGATTCCGGTGGACATGGACGAATACGTCCGGCTCGCCAACCCGTAATAGACGACGTACCCGGCAAGGTCGCTCTCGCTGTTCATAGCCCAGTTGATGCGCTTGCTCGTGTTATACGGCATGGCAGTCCACCGCGCTCTCCACGTCGCCGAGATAGAGCCGGTCCTCCTTAGTGCAGACGATGCGCTCAATCGGAATCGTGTATGGCATCTCCACCCCGCAGCGCAGGCAGACACACCGCCCATCATGGCTCAGTCCTTTTCGGTGTCGCGTCCAGGGCTTCTTCTCAAACACGCAGATCTCCTTATCGACAGGCGAGGCACTGTCTGCGCGCCTGCCCTTTCAAGGTTTTGCAGTAATTCACGTCCGGACACTGCGGAGGCGGCGCCACGACGTAGTTAAATTCCACGTAGTTGCTGGCGGGCGATTCCCCCGCGCTATTGAAGGCCGTCATGAAATGACAATACGTGCCGCCTACGGACGGATCGGTTACCACGCCTTGGACCGCTGAGCCGCCGTATGTATTGACACGTGCGAAATAGCCGTGTACGGCACAGGTTCCCTCCGCGCGATATAAGTAAAACCCTGACGCCATTGTATCTGCTGGTATCCAGGCAACGGTTTCACCAAAGGCCGGAAGCTGCGGCGCGAGCACGAGCCAGAGCACAAGCATCGCGCGTTTCATGTTGACGAACATGCGTCCTCCGTTACTGATCCGCAGTAGTTGCACTTGATCCGCTTTGGCGAAGCCGAACAAGTTGACAGATCCGACAGCATCTCTCTTTCAAGGCTTGCGCGATGCTGTTCACAGATGCGGTTCTCTGAACCGTCTCTCGGGTCATCTTGACACCAGGGACACCACACATGAAGTCCTCACAGGATTAAGTCTTCATGGCACAAGCAGTTCGGATGAAGCGGTGGGCCTTCCAGCGGGTCGCCAAAGATGTTGACGCTGCCGAGCGCTGGATGGCTGTACAAGCCACCGAAGGCGATCTCCTGGCCGTCCATCGGCTCACACACCGGGCACGGGGTCGGGTTCCCACGCTTGGTTTCGCCCTCGTGGTTGGTTTGCCACCGCCGCATAGCTGTCTGCCGGCTGAAGACCCCGGAGTTGGCCGCTTCGTGCCAGAGCGCGCGCTGCCCGGAGATCTGCGCCTGTACAATCTCCGTCCGGGCGATGGTCTTGGCCCGTGCGGTCAAGAGCTTGTTGGCGTACCGATCAACCTTTGTCTCAAGCGCTTCACCTGATAAACCGCCTTGCATGAGGTCCAATCGGAGCCGATTCACCGCACGCTCGTACTGTGGCGTGAGGCCAATTGAGTCACGGATGGCCCGCGCGGCGGTTTGGGGAGTGTACTTGCCGGAAACCGCTTCGGTGATGATGGATTGTATATTCTCCTTGGCGTGCTCCATGTAGGTCTGAACGATCCGGGAGAGCTTGCGTTCGGCATAGGTCACCGCGTAGGGGTTGATGAGGTCGAGGCGCATGATCGTGGAACTGCCGGCGATGCGATCATTAGCAACGGAGATTCCGGCCATGAATCCCGCACGCAGGTCGATAGCCAGCTCACCGTAGGCTTCCGGCCAAGTTGCAATCTTGGCCGCGAATTCAGCCTTCGTCGCGCTGCCTTCAAGGATGGCCCTGGCGAGAGCTTCAAGGTCTACTCGTCCCTTTGCCGACTCCACCGCAGCGAGGAATCGCTTCCGCAAGCCCGGTTCCAGCCGATTGGCGATGCGCTCAACAGCCGTAAGCGTGGTTTTGACATGGCGATCCTTGCATCGCTGCTTGAGGGCTTGCTGTAGGAGGAGCAGTGGCGTCATATTTTCGAACCTTGAATTTTCGGCCGCTTAATTGGTGTTTTATGTGGCTGTGCGAGCACCATCGCCTTGCGCCAATCGTATTCAGTTAGACACTGATTGCAATAACGAAGTGACTCGCTTCGCGGCATTGAGAATCCGCCTTCAAAGTACGGTCCCACGCTCCGGAACCATATTCCGCAATGATGGCACCGCCGCTCAAAGCAATCATTGCTATTCATGCGCCCGTTAAAATCGCGATTGCTCCATTCCTGCGTGACCGCACAATCGAAGTTATACATCGCTATCGTCCTCGTCCCATAATTTGCATGATCTCGTGGAGCTCGCTGTCGTTGAACCGGCGCAGTTCCGCCGCGATCTTGCCGAGCTTGTCCTTGTCCTCGTCGGTCGGCTTGCCGAAGCCGCCGTCCGTGCCATCGTCTACCGGCTCGTCCGGTGTCTCCACGAAGCCGTCCTCCAGCGTCTCGTTGACCGCCTGGAAGCGCAGCTCCCCTCCCTTACCGTCGCCGATCGGCGGCAAGCCCTGCAACTTTCTCCACTCATCGACCGTCACGGTAGACGGCTTGCCCGTGTACGCCTTCAAGGTGAACTCCTGGTCCTCCTGCACCGGCGAGTCGTAGTCGAGGATCAACCGAGGATCGTAGTCGGGGACGACTTTCTGCTGCAACTCACTGCGCCAGAACTCAGCGCGCGGCTCGATGCAGAGCTTGTGGTACCCGTAGAATGCCCCATCGATCGTAGACCGATTGCTGTGCTCAATCACGCCCAGGATCTCCGGCGGGATGCCGAAGGTCTGCAACGACGTGTCACGGCTGTGTTGCCGCAACTCGTTGAGCTGGAGGTGCTGGAAGTTCTGCGTGAATTCGTGGATGCCCACTTCGCGGCTCATGAACTGCGGCCGGAAAGTGCGCCAGAACCCCTGTTGATTGTCCAGCCATTTGCGCTCCAGGGCCTTGACCTGGTCCTCGCCCATCATGTTCATATCCCCCTTCGGGAAGACCATGAAGTCGGGCTTGGCGCGGTTAAAGAAGAACTGCTTGATATGCTTGGCAGCATATTCATCGGTCTCGAGTTCATCAGCCAAGGTCTGCGAGCTTCCCGAGCCACGCCCGTAGGGATTGACCGGGTCCGGATCTTTGAACCACACGATTTCCGTGTCCGGGATGTAGCCCTGCCAGGCCCGGAATGACACCTTGTAAAAGCGAAAGGCTGGACTCGGCGTGTCGATAACCCAGTAGTTCGGCAAGGGCCAGTAGGCCGTCGCTCCGCCCAGCGCGTTTCGCTCCTTCATCCAGAAGGTTTCACCAACGCAGTCCATGCCGATGGAACTCACCTTCCAGCACGCCTGACCAGACAGCATGACGTTTCCATTACAAAGCGCGTCCAGCAGGATATGATCATCGACTTCCTTCAGGTCGCCCTGGTCGATGCCCTGCACAATGGCCGACTTGCGGTGAAACTGATCCATGCGTTGCAGCTTGCGGTCCCGGACAGGACGGCGCTTGCCGCGTTCGTCCGTCTCCTTCCCCTGCCGGTAGAACAATCGCCAGTGCAAAGAGGCCACCGACGTAGCGATACGAGCCACTGGCGCCCGTGCCCACGGCATGAGGTTGTAGGTGTCGAGATGCTGCTTGCCCTGACGCTTCGGCGGCTCGCCGGAAATCGACGGCCACATCCCGCGTAAGAGGGAGTGCGCCAAAGTTCCTTCCCGCACGTCGAGCTGGCCCTTGACCAATACCTCCGCGCCGAGCTTGATCCGCTGTACAAGAGACAGACTCATAACTTACCTCCCATGCCCACGGGCTTTGCTGACAGCCTTTGCCGCGCTAGACGATGTCGCATTGGCTGCCGTATTCCCACCACTTACAGCTAGCCCTGTACCCAGTGACGTGCCGATAATGGCAGCCCCAACAATTTCCGGTCCGGCACCCCTAGACTGATCGCCTTCCCATTCGGCCTGCTCCGCCCTCGTCAAGATGACGCAGTTCTTGAAATCGCGCTCTAGCCAGAACAACCACGGCTCCTTTGCCGGTCCGTCGCACCGTTCCAACCGAGCAAACCCGTGATTGGTCCCGAACACAGATCGCTCTTCCGTCTTGGCTGGCTTTGTGTATTGTCCGTTGACTTCCTTGTGTGGGGTAATACAACCGGCGAGAATCAGAAACAGCCCAAGTAGCAGCGCATGCATACTGCCCTCCCTATAAGCAACGTGAAATCGCCTGAATATAAGTGAGGGGCGTCGTCTCCGCTGGCCTCTCATTTCCATCAAAGACTCGCCCCTCGGCAGGTAGTCATATCCCTGCGATTTGTAAGTATACTATAGGTTTCCCTAGTTGACTAAAGAAAAACGTTTATTTCCTACTCCACGCGATGTGTCAAGCCACTGTCAGCAACAGCCTGACCGGATACAGCCAGTACCCCTTCCTGCGCGCGCAAGGCGACCACTGCTAGATTGTCCACCCGTACAATCACGTCCCCGTCCGCTTGTTCCAATGTTACTTTCTTCTCCGTTCCGTCACTTGCGATGAACCGCATACGTCCTCCTTGGTTATGGTTGGTCCTGTGTACACGTGCTTAGTGAGGGGCGCCGCCCCCTCGGGCCTCTCATTTCCCGAGAAGACTCACCCCTCTGCGGGGGTTGTCAGCCCGCCTATCCTTAATACGTATTCGCTTCATCACCGTAATAGCCACCGCCCTGCGTTGACCGGCAGGTTTCACACATGTTTTCTTTTCTATCAGGCAGATTGTTCCCGCATGCAATACATACCGGTGTAGTGAACTCTTCAGGAACTAAATAGCCACCTTCCTCCATCATTATGCTTGCCTTGGTTATGGTTTCCCCGCTAGCCCGCAATAGCCTTTGCGCATCGTACCCTCCGCCCATCCCATACGCTTAGCCTGTTCAGCTAACGTATCAGTTCCATCCCACCGCCAGGCCATGCATACAGAGCCGACGCAGACCTGAAACCTTTGACCTGTACGGGGATCGTAAAGTTGCTGACACCTCTTTCCCTTCGCTTCTTCTTCCGTGTACATCCTGCCTCCTTAGTGCGTTAGCCACTTGTACGCGAACCGGCCCAGCACGACCAAGCCTGTGACTTCCGCCGACACAATGAGAACAACGACGGCGGCCAGGACCCCGACAATAATGCCCATGGCCCAGTCCGGTACGTAGATGGTGTCCTGCCACCTGTCAGTCTCCTGGAAAGACGCATCCCTGCTGCGCAACGTGTCGTCGGAACGCCTCATGTTGCTCCTCCCGTACAGCCTGCTCCTCCTCCTCCGTGAGAGGTTTGGGCGTGAGCAGGTCCATGGTTTTGCCCCCCGTCAGTTTGTTGAACGCCCCTGAGCTCGCATCGACCCGATCCTTTCGCCCGGAGCTTTCCGGTTCAAACGCGTGTAATTCACTAAGATACCCCTCATTCCACGTTCCGGCTACTAAAAAGACATTATGTGCCTGCACCATAGCCGCCAACGGCTGTGCCCGCACGTACTTGTCCCCCTTGACCTTGTCGGCGAAGCAGGCGTAGCCCGGCAAGGTGTTGATGATCGTGTTCTTCGCCGACTCCTTCCCGCCAGAACCCGGCTCCTGCTCCACATAGATCGTCACCCCGCTGCCGTCCATCTCTGCACACTGCCGAATCACCCTTTCGCGTTCCAGCGCCTGCCACTGCCCATGCACCACGTCACCCACATAGAAGCCCTTGGTCGTGGCGGAATAGCCCAGCTTTACGCCGGCGGTAAACGCGGCGTTCGGGTTCTCCTTCTCCTCCGTACCCGCCTTGTCCCAATACCGGACCCAGACGGTGTCGACCGGTGCCATCGGAACGATGTCGAACCAGGCTCGATTGAAGACGCGGCCTGCCGTCGGTTTCACATTCCAGTTGCCGCCGTACAGCCGTTCCCGCTCGACTAGGGGCATGTTCACGAGGTTGGCGTAGTAGCCGGGATCGACCTGCATCAGCTTCTTATTGTCTTCCAACCGTGCGGCGATGAAGGACAAGCTCTTGGGCAGTAACGCCGCCTTGTCGGCCGGAAAGCCTTTGCCGATCGCAGCCTGGACGGCTTCTGGCTTGGAATTGAACCAAAGAATATCCTCGTTGGACCGAAAGAACCACCGCACCACGCCGTCACGTTCCTTGATGGGGAGACCAGTCTCCTTGTCTAGCCACCACTGGATGAGCTTGTGGACCCAGCCGCCGATCGCGTCGTCTTCCGGAATGGGATTGACGGTGCAGCGAATGTACGGCGCTACGCCGCTCGTAGATCGATTGCGGCTCGTCATGTACCAGAACTGGCTTTCGGTGAATTCCTCGATCTGGTCAAAGCCGATCAACGCAATTTCTGAGCTTTTCCAGTCCAGGACGGACTTTTCGTGCTGCAACGAGGCAAACTCGACACGCGCGCCGGACGGGAAGGTCCAGTGGTGGACGGACTCATTCGACTTGGCGTGGACGTGCGGGTAGAGCTTCGCGCTCTGGTCCCACATGCTGCCAGCGTTGGTGATGTTCGGCATGGTCCGGCGGAACATGACGGCCATGAAGCCCGGTATATCCTTGTGGTAGATCGGTTCTAGCAGGAGGGTCCACGTCTTCCCGCCGCCAGCCCCGCCACCATAGAAGAGAATATCGGCTGGATTCGAGAGAGCGCGCTCCTGCGGCCCCGGCTGCGGCCTAATGACTTCCTGATCCGTTGCGCTTCGCGGGGAGTTGGATACGGTCGTCTGGCTGCGATTCAACAATCGCTGCCGGATGGGACTGATCCGTGATGGCTTTGGCATGTCGGGGGTTCTCCGGAAGGAAGTAGTTCACCTGACGGTTATCATTGATGGTCGTGGGCGTCTTCTCGCTCGGCGCCTCCGCCATGCCGAAATAGCGCATCAGCAGCTCGATGGCCTTGATCTTGTCATGGGTCTTGACCTTGACGGTGTAGCCAACGTGCGCCCGCCGCCCGGTCTCCGCGTCCGGCTGGAACAGCTTCTCGATCTCCATGCCGGCAACGACCGCCCCCGTGTCGGCGTCCCATTCCTTGACTGCCTTCAGGTCGCCGCTCTCCGGGTCGCGCAGCTTCCTGGCGTCAAACAAGGCGATGCGCTTCAGTTCACGCAGCAGTTGCAGCTCGGTAAAGTCGGCTTTCCTGGCACGATTCTCTTGAATGTATTGAATTCGTTGAAGAACTTTAGGGTTCTTTAAAAGAACATTGGCTTGTACGCAGGCGCTTGAAGAGCCGTCTGCCTTCCAGGTCTTCGCGTTGTACCCTGCCGCCACCACGGCCCGCTCCCTCTTGCCGTGCCTACTATACTCCCGTGCGAAGGTTTCCCACTGTGGATTCTGAAGCGGTTTCTGTCCGGGGGAGGCCATGGTCTAGTACTCCACTTGTCCGTTTAAGCAGCCCTTCATAACCCTGTCTGGATCGATACCAGCCTCATTTTCCCTTACGGACGGCTTCCCGAGTTCATCAGGCTCATATTCTTCACCAACTACATCACCGTCACCAGACGCATATTTCACGAGTGCGGCATCACGATCTTCAGCTTCTACGAGCCAGGTTTGCGATCCCCTTGCTCGCAAGACTGGAACTGTCACAAGATACATCTTGCTCATTATCGCTTCAGCTCCTTGTCCAGCCTGCGCTGCCACTCGGCAAACACTGGCAGGTCATTCACTGTGATCCACTGCGGGCCTTCGGGAATGCGCGCATCAGCCCGGATGGCCTTGGTCAATGCCGGCGTTTTCGCTCGCCTGATCCCACTTTTTACCTGCGTCAGACAGCCGCACGACTCGCCATACCCGTCGGTTGTTCCCATGAACTGAAAGAGACGCCCGCCTAGCTCACCATCCGGATTCTCCCAGGCGTAAATGATCTTGTCTGGATGCTTCGTCAGATACGCGACCGCCTTGTCATATTGATCTTTCATGAAAGTCTCCTAGTATATAATACCCTTATTTAGAAGGAAAGAATAAAGGACCGGTGCAGCACGTTTCCCATGCGCTGCCGCCGCTTCATGTCGAACACGCGCCGCTTCCGCAGGTCCTCGGTGCGGCACGCGATGCACCACGCCACCTCCCGCGAACCGATGCGATACGACTGGATCATTGAACGCGGATTGACATTGCATTGCTGACACAGGAGAGCCGCCCCTGCCGGGCGTCCATCCTTGAACCGTGGTCGGTTGTCCGGCCTGGCACCGCAACTGACGCAGTACGCCTCCCACTCCCTGAGATTCACATCGTACTGACGCAATACAGAACCTTGGCATCGATAGCACCGTTCCATCATCCCTCGCTCCTCTCAGGGCTAAATGAAAAGTCCCATGGTGTTGGCAACGGTTCGCCCTTTACCATGTCTTGAGAATCCAGCCATCCCATGCACAGTTCTGAATTGTCCTTGCTCTCATGGCACATGAACGGAACGTGCTCCATGACACATTTGACCGCATCCATCACCGTTGCTACACATCCATTCGGGGCCGTACCAGATCGAAATGCGCAGGTGTCGCATCGAACGCGCTGATGAGGAAATCGATTGAGCGATTGCTGCTCAGCCTTGTCTGCCAAACGAGCCAGTTCCTTGCCGAGCAATCGTCCTTCTGGCGTCGGTCTATTCGGCACCATGCTCATTAACCGTCCCCTCCTCCCCTGTCGCCGCGAGGGCGGCTTTAGACTTGTGGTAGAGGTTCACTAACGGGCTCCATCTCTCGTCTGGTCGATCCACAATGGTCCCGTCCTCCAGCACAAAATCACATTCAAAGGCATCCTTGAAATCTTTGAGGGCCGTCTTCAACCGTCCGATCTCCTGGGCTTGCTGCTCGATCTCCTTAACCGCATCATCTTTAAAGTATCGCTCACGCTCAGGCATGATGAGACCGAGCTTGATTCCAACCTTAATGATCGTGTTTCGATAATCCTCAATCACCCGGCGCTGGGCGGCGTCATGCTCACACAAATAGTCCACTTCATGTTTCCATGGGTAGTAGGGTCGTATATTTTCGATGGTTCGTTCGTAGTCTTCCCTCGTCATCACCGTCCCTCGCTTTGTTCTTTTGCCCACTCTAAAATCCATTCTGATGAGGCGCTGTCATTCGACGCTTGCTGAGCTTTTTCGACAACACGAGACCACACCTCCCGCTCGACCTGCTGGAGGATCGCTGTCAACGTCTCGATGTCATCTTTATAGGACGTCTGCCGCAATGTCCGACAGCCATGCTCCCGGAGCCAGTTTGTAGCCCTCGACTCCAACTCCGCTCGCCGTGCCTCATTCATGGCTTCCATCCCTTGAAGGTTCTCCATCCTTCATACTTCCAAAACAGATCGCAGAGTGTCCCAAGCTCATGTACGCTCCACCCGATGGATCGGCAGTAGTTCAGCCATTCCTGGCAGAGTCTCACTTTCTGTCGTTCCCATGCCGGGGTCATGGCTTCACCTTACTTTCAATCGCTATGCGTACAAAATATCCCAGTAAAAAGCCTTCGATAACCCCGGCCAAGAACCAGAATGTCGCCGCCAGTTCATCGTGACTCATGCTCCCCCTCCGTCCGTGCTGAGGTCATGGCTGCACCTCTACCCATCCATGTCGTCGATAGGTCCATGCGAATGACCAAACCCATCCGCGATACTTGCATGCTCCACATTTCTTTCCATAACAGGCAGGACACGTTATCGTAATTGACTCACGCATGCTCCCCCTCCTTCGGCTCTGGGATGGGCTCTGAGGACCATTCGCCGCTGGCATTATCAAGTCTATACGGATTCATGGTGCCGCAGTACACAAGTAAATGAGGACCATTCACTCGCGCAATCTCACAAATACGTGGAAATCTATTATCATTGATTGCAGTAGCCTCACGGTGCCAGTAGTATCCAGGTCGACTAGGTTTAGTTATCGTCCACCTCATGGGGTCTCCTGTTCATTCGCTCGTCTTACTCGCCGCATTGTTTCATCGTGGTACCCGGAAATTATTGACTGTAGCTCCTCCACCTGCCGCTTCAGCTCATCCCGTTCCTGTTTCAGGGTCCTCGCTTCTTCTATCGACATACCGAATAGCCGGAAGGCATTGTGGTTATTGACATCGATGAGTGATTGCAGTTCGCGCTTGAGGGCTCTGTGGGAGGCGATGAGTGTTTGAATAGCCGTGACAAACGTTGCTTTCTCACAATTCATTCCTGTCAAGTGCATCGCTGCGTCAAGGTCTTTCTCACTCAATGGCTCACTCATGGGGTCTCCTTCACGCAGTCTTGCATCGTCTTCTTCCAGAGACGCTCGGTTTCGATCGTTAAGAACACCTGCGGATCAGACTCTTTGTTGGTGAAAGAGCGCAGGGACTTCCCATCTGGATTGAACGCCGCCGCATCCATCGCTCGCATCGCCTCCCGCATGCGCTGGTAGCAGGGGAAGCGTTCTGGTTTGAATATTCGGCAGTTCGTATAATCCATATCGCAGGAGGCGATTGGTCCCGCATGAAACGCATCGATGTATTCATTCGGTGACAAGCCTCGTTGTATTGTTTGATCCGCCTCCCCGCTCCCCGTCAGGAGCAGGACTATTGCCAACGCGAGTAAGATCATCGGGTCTCCTTCACGCAGTCTTTGAAGGTTTGTACCCACTGCTGATAGACAGGCGGATACGTGTCTGGCCCTTGTAGCGTATGCATATACACGTCTTTCCCGTTGGCCCTGGATGGTAACGGAGTAAACGCATCCATCGCCCGCATGGCCTCTTTCATGCGCTGGTAGCAGGTAGGTTCGTCTCTGGCTTTGCATTCTGTTCTGAGTGTGTCACCACCAATGTGAGACTCGTACCAATACCGACAGTCCACTGTTCCACCTGACAATGGCTTCGGCATCTTCATGGACCAGTCAGGTTCTCCCGCCTCCCCGCTCCCCGTCAGGAGCAGGACCAGTATCAGGGTGAGCACAATGGGGCGCATGATTAGGCCCTCTCCTTCTTTTTCATCGCAGCACAGAATGCCTTCGTTGGAACATTGGTGCTTTGGCCTTGCCGTTCAACCTCAACTGCCAGATCAAAGCAATGCTGCTGACCTTCTTTAATCGGCCCCTGAATCGTTCCGTGAGTGGCATTAAACAGCACAATGATGAGATACCATTCAAACATCACCCACCCTCCTTCTGCTGCGCCTGCTTCTTCGCTATTTCCTGTTCAGGAGTTCCGTACCCGCGATACGCTCGTTCGATGAGAGCCTTTAGGCGTAGAAGTTTTTCGATGGTTGCCTGTAGCCGATTGATCTCCAGGTCTTTTTTAGCAAGACTAGATCTCAGG